GCCTGGAATGCATTACGCAAAGGAATTGACGAAGAGGACAATGTACAATAACGATAGGGAGGTAGAGCAAGATGGCTAAAAAAGCACCAGAAATGGAAGAGTATAAATATGGTTTTCGTGACGAGCACAAATCCATCTTTCAAACCGGTAAAGGTCTGACTGCAGAAGTCGTTACCGAGATTTCCAAGATTAAGAACGAACCGGAGTGGATGTTGGAATTCCGTTTGAAATCCCTGAAACAATTCGAAAAGATGCCTATGCCGAAATGGGGCGGAGACCTCGACGGGTTGGATTTCAACGAAATTCAGTATTATGTTCGTGCTTCTGACAAGCAAGGAAAAACATGGGAAGAGGTACCTTCCGAAATCAAGGAAACTTTTGATAAACTGGGTATCCCTGAAGCGGAGCAAAAGTTCCTCGCAGGTGTATCGGCTCAGTATGAGTCCGAGGTTGTATACCACAACATGCAAAAGGAATTGGAAGATCAAGGTGTAATCTTCATGGATACGGATACTGCACTTAGAGAGCATCCAGAAATCCTGCGTGAATATTTCGCAACCGTTATTCCACCAGCAGATAACAAATTTGCTGCATTGAACAGTGCCGTTTGGTCCGGAGGAAGCTTCATCTACGTGCCTAAAGGCGTAAAATGTGAAGTGCCTCTGCAAGCCTATTTCCGGATTAACTCCGAAAATATGGGACAGTTTGAGCGTACACTCATCATTGCAGACGAAGATAGCTTCGTTCACTATGTAGAGGGCTGTACAGCTCCGATCTACAGCACGAACTCACTGCACAGTGCGGTCGTTGAGATTATCTGTAAGAAAAATGCCCGTGTTCGTTACACAACGATTCAAAACTGGGCACCAAACATCTACAACCTGGTTACCAAACGTGCGGTTGCTGAAGAGAATGCAACGATGGAATGGGTCGATGGTAACATCGGTTCCAAACTGACGATGAAGTATCCAGCAGTTGTACTGAAAGGTCGCGGAGCTAAAGGTTCGGTTCTGTCCATCGCTGTAGCTGGTAAAAATCAGCATCAGGATGCAGGTGCGAAAATGATTCACTTGGCTCCAGATACAACATCAACCATTGTATCCAAGTCGATCAGTAAACATGGTGGTAAAGTAACCTACCGTGGTCTGGCTTCCTTTGGTCGCCAAGCGGAAGGTGCGAAATCTAATATCAAATGTGATACGCTCATTCTGGATAATGAGTCCACATCTGATACGATTCCTTACAATGAAATTATGAATGATAACATTATGCTGGAGCATGAAGCTACGGTATCGAAGGTGTCCGAGGATCAACTCTTCTACCTGATGAGCCGTGGTTTGACTGATGCAGAAGCAACACAGATGATTATCATGGGCTTCATTGAACCGTTCACGAAGGAATTGCCGATGGAATATGCGGTAGAGATGAACAGATTGATCAAATTCGAAATGGAAGGCAGCATCGGTTAAGTAAATCACTAGGCGTATCAATGACTAAACGGCTATCGAATATATCGTGCTACCGATATGATACCGTTTAGTCAAATACGCTCATGATTTCTTGCTTCCGTTCGGTATATAAGTGACCATATGTGTTCGCCGTTTGTTTGATATCATCATGTCGCATTAATTCTTTGACCAGGTAAATGTCGACACTTTTATTGATGAGATACGAAGCATAACTGTGACGAAGATCATGTATCCGCAACTCAGGGAACACCGCTTTAAACTTTTTCATGTAATGTGAATAATGGTATGGCGTTGGTCCGCCGAACACATAAAGTTCCTCATTGAATCCGTAGATGTGATCTGCGGATTCTTTTTTTATGTTCGCAAGCATCTCAGAAATGAAGAGTGGGAATGGAACATATCCTACACTGCCTGCTGTTTTAGGGGAAGTAGGAATCCTTAATGTTATATCTAATGTCTTATCTACATACAATTGATTCTTTTCTAAATCGATGTCTTCCCATGTCAAAGCTAACGCTTCACCGATCCTTAGCCCCGTGTAAAACAAAAGTGTTGTCAGTTGTCGATAATAGTGCATTGTTAACTCGGGAAGTCTGGATTCAAAATCCTCTCGTTTGATGAAATTGATTTTAGGTCTTACTCTTTTAATTGGATCAACAATCATAGTTGGATCCTTACGTAAGCCAAAATATTTAACGGCATGGTTAATGAGGATTTTAAAATTGCTGAAAACGGTTCTGGCACTATTGAGGGATTTGAAACTTGTTTCTAGAAAATGTTTGAAATCCATAACCTGTTGTACAGTTATATCTTTAGCTTTCAAGTGTCCAAATCGCGGCTTGATATGAAGATTATACTCATTAGTTCTTCGGCGAATAGTTTTGTCCTTCAGCCTGGTATGTTTGATATTGTGTTCAAATACTTGATCGATGGTCACTTCCTCTGTCAAATTATCTTGTAAGCTGGCTATGAATTCAGCTTCAGCAGTGACGGCTTCACTTCTTTTTTTAAATCCCCTTCGCATGGCCTGTTTGGATCGTCCGTATACATCCTTGTAACGAACTTTGAAATACCAGGTCTTTCTTTCTGAATCTTTGTAGATTGGCATAGAAACACTCCCAGAATTAGAACACATGTTCTATTTTTATGTATGTTAAACCGCCTCGCAGCGGTGAAAGCGCAAGTTTAAATGAATTGGAAAATAGTATCTTAAAAAATTGATTCAATAACACCGAGTGGATCAAACAATATAATATGGCGAGAATCAGCCCGGACTGATTTACCGTATTTGTCGGTATATCTATCAATTGCAGATTGTAAAAAATCCTCAGTCACACCCAGATATTCAGCAAGGTCATAGCGCCCCGTTATTTGTGCATGGTGGGCCTGTATAATTCGATCCAATGGAATCATGCAACGATAAGCCCACTGCCTTGCAAGTAATTCCTGTTTACGGTGTCGTACATCAGACTGATCTAAAATGTTACCTACGCTGGTATGGTGATGGCCTAGTTCTTCAGCTAGAATGCATGCTTTTGCCACCGTAGTCGGGGTGAATTTATTTACCCAGACTACTCCATCGGCATATAGTCCTTTAGTTCTGGGGAGCATGGGCATCTCATAAACGTCAATTTTGTGCTTGTACGCATCTCCAAGAAGTCGTTCGTAAGTGGCCATTTTATTCTCCCTTTCGCTTTGACCTCACAAATTCCTTAAATCTTTCTATTTCCTCCAGTTCTTCTTCTGTCCAATCTTCTCCATCATGATGGGCTGCAACGGTACCGATATCCTCTTGACCGAAATCTTTCTCCAATTCTCGAAAAGCTTCTAAGGGAGTTAGTGTAGATCCTTCATATACAGGCGGTTCTTGTCTAGCAAACGCTGTAGCCAATAATTTAGGATCCATTTTTAATGTCTTAGAGAGCTTGTCAATTAACTCACCTTTTTCATAGTCATGCGGCATAGGAGGAAGTGTATCCAGACTCTCAATCATTCCCTGCGGGTACTCCATATCTTTTTCCAATTGCGGTACTGTCATATTAAGTTCATTTAATCTTTCTTCAATTAAAGCGTAAATTGATTTTCCTAAGAGATAGTTGATTGATACTTGAAAATAATCAGCTATGGTTTCTAAGGCTTTAATCTGGGGATTTTTTGTTCTCCCGTTAATAATTTGAGTTAAAGTCGTGTATGGAATGCCTGTATCCTTCGATAACTTCAACCTTGTAATTTTATGTCTGCTCAGAAGTTTATCGATTTGTTTTCCGATATCCATGTTCCTAAGCCTCCAAATATCTTATTTGAGTTATTCCTCTTCAGTGGAATGTTAACTTATTAGAGATAGATAAGTCAAGTTATATAAAGCAATTAATAGGAATATTGATTATAGGCATTATTTGTTATCTCATATAAGATAATATAGTTGCATTTAAACTCATATGAGATAATATCGTCATTGAGTTAATATCTCATATGAGATATTATTGATTTCAGGAGGTGACGAACTTATGGGAACCGCGGTCAAAAACAATGTCGATCGAATACTTCAGGTAAAAGGCTGGACTCGTTATCGATTGAGTAAAGAGAGTGGTGTAACAATGTCGGTTATTTATAGTCTTGGTCAAAAGGAATCTGGACCTACGGCTGATAAGCTTCTGAAAATAGCTGACGCTCTCGGTTGCACTGTTGACGAGTTGGTAAGATAGTTTGTTATGAAAAATCCGTAGTAAATCCGTAGCGCAGGTGTAGTAAAGCTCAAATACACTTATCTCGTAACAGGAAAGGGAGGCGACTACATGAATATTCGCACTGAAAACTGGCTCGGTCATGCAATCCGTTTTGTGGAAAAGTATCCTGGCGACTGGTGGGCAGTTGCTGCTGATGTTACTAAAGCTTTAGGGATTAGAAACACCGCTCAAGCAATTAACGGAAACCATAGATCAAACGGTAAGGGGCTACCCAATAGCCAAAAGGGTGTATGTAAACTAGATACCCCTGGTGGTGTGCAAGATGTCCTCATTGTAAACGAACCTGGTATCTATCGATTAATTTTCCGAAGCAACAAGCGAGATGCTGAAGCGTTCCAAGATTGGGTATTCGACATCATCAAAGCGCTTCGGCAGTCGACAGGCCTTGAAGGATTCCAGGTGTTCCGAATGCTTGATAAGGATCACCAACGTTCAGCGATGGCGAATCTTTGCAAGACAATCAGGAGTCCGGTTCAAGTTGATTTCATAAAAGCGAATACAATTGCGAATAAAGCAGTCTCAACAAAACATGGACATTCGAAGATGGTCAAAAAGAATCAAATGACTCCTGAAATGCTGGTTGATCGGCAGCCTATCTTGGATGAAACCGTTGAACTAATGGGCATTGTAAGTAAATTTGATTTACCGATCAAGGTGAGTGAAACGATTTATGATCGGTTTGCACATTGAATTAAATTCTGATAACAACGAAATAAGGTGATCATTTGGAAACTCATTTTTACACAGCATCGGAAGTGAAAGTTTTCCTAGGTCTCAATTCGCTTCGTACTGCACAGATGCGCATCCAAGCTCTTAATGAGGAATTAAAGTCTAAAGGCTATTGGATCGAGAGGGGAAAGATTCCTAAAACTTTCTTTCATGAAAAGTACCCGTATATCACTGTTTCAGAAGGAATTAGCCTCCAGGCCAAATAGAAGGGAGAAATCAACTTGATCAAATCACCAACCCTGGCGCCGCCAGAAGTGATGGACTTCTGTGCTAATCCAGAATGTGCATCTGAAATCGTAGATGGTCAGATCGCTGTACGACACGGTAAGGATTTGTACTGTAAGCTCAGCTGCGTTGCAAAGTCCATCGGAGCTGTAACGATCACAGCCGGAGAGGAGAGTGACCTCGATGCAGATCCCGCAACATCTGTTCCAGGATAAATACTGGCGGTGCACGTTGTACCTGTTTATGAACCAGCCTAGGCTTCGTCAGTGTCTGGTGGCCAAGTATTTTGATCTGCAGGGCGGCACCATCAAGTCCGCTGCGTTGAAGAAGTTGGCCAAACCATGGAGCCCGTCAGAACAGTTCATGCTTAACCTGGCCTTGCACCTATTCAGCTCTGGACTGGCCAAAGTAAATCTAGCTGATATGGATTATCTGGACAGCAATAACAAAGCCCTGGTCCACGAAGCATTAAAAATACGATTCGGTTGAAAGGAGATTCTAAATGGCTCGTTATTTTCAAGTAACTAAGGCAAGCAGCCTTTACCGTGATTTCATCGCATACCGGAGCAACGCCAAAGCGATTCGCGAACTGGTCAAGGACTTCATCGCAACATACGCTATCGAATCCACGGTTTATTGGGCATCGGACGAAGCCTTGTACATCGTTCCAACGGAAAAGGATGCTAGCTCTCATGGTTCAGTTCTTTGTGCAGCAATTGAAGAGGGACTACGGAAATTCAAAGTTAACTCTCGGATCGGAAAGGCTTGGGTGAACGCTTTGGAGGTTCAGAAGCTGAAGATCTTAAGAAAACCGATTGTATCCTTTTACTTCAGACCCTCCAGGAGTGGACGTACTCGTAGTCATCTGTTCAGTGTGGACGAGCTGGTTTACTGTAGTCTGGATCCATGCGAAGGAGATCCACCAGTGGGGATGATTGAAATGAAAGCCAGCGAGTTCTTTAAAATTATTGAAGACGCTGAAGCATGAGAGGAGGTGAAGAATTTGCCAAAGGAAAAATTAATGACTGAACAGCATTTTACAGCAGCCTGTGCCTTTTATCTGGCGTTAGCTAGCCAAATGCGCCGCAGCGGCCATATCAAAGTCGCCACCCATGCGGACAAGCAGTATCGCACTTATCGTAATCGTCTGGAAAGCAAAAAGCAGCCGCTCGGATCCGACCCCGAAACTGCTGCTCACTAAACCAAACTATTCTATCGCCAGTCTACACCGGCAGAAAGGATTATGCAATGTCAGTTATCGGAAAGGTTTGGCTTGCCTTTACCCGTGAAGAACGGATGATCTGTTTGGAGTTTGCAGCTTATGAGAATGCCAAGCGCCAGGCTCGTATCCAAGAATTGAAATATACGACTCGAGTTAGAGCCAGTTTACGGCAGAAAGGAAGTTCAGTATGAGCATGAAAGCTACGGGTATTGTCCGCCGCATAGACGATCTGGGTCGTGTTGTTATTCCGAAAGAGCTTCGCAGGGTTCATGGTATTGAAGAAGGAGATACGCTGGAGTTTTTCGTGGATGATGACAAGATCATCCTTCGCAGGTATCAACCAGGTTGCTTCTTCTGCGGAGAGGACGAAAGTCTGCAATCATTCCAAGGTAAACCGATTTGTATAAAGTGTATTACTAAGGCTTCCCAACTTACTAAAAACTAAAACCTATTAGGAGGACTCATCCATGCAAAATATCATTCCGATCCAAATCACATTTCAAGCGGTAAACGCGACTGACATTAAAAACCTGGTGCACGATCTGGCGGGCACGTTGGGTAGTATGCCGAACGATTCCGTGCCGGCAGAGACTACAGTCTCCACTGTTCCTACACAACCTGCACCGACTCAGCCTTCTGCCCAGGCTCCAGTGCAACAACCACCGACCCAGCAGCTGCAATATGGCCAACAGCCGCCGCAATATGGGCAGCAACCTCAGTACGGTCAACAACCTGGCTACGGTCAGCAGCCGCAGTATGGCCAACAACCAGAACAACCACAATACGGACAGCAGCCGCCAGTGCAGGGCCAACCAGGTCAACAAGATCAGCAGCAGCAGCAGCAGTACAGCCAACAGCCACCGCAACAAGGAGGCGTCCCAACTACAACTCCTGGTTATACGCTGGATCAACTTGGCGTAGCTGCTCAGCCGGTTATGGATGCAGGCAAAGGGCCGGAGCTGATCGGATGGTTGCAGCAACAAGGGGTAGGCGGTCTGACGCAGCTTGATCCGAGTAAGTACGGCGAATTTGCAACGTTCCTCCGTAGCCTTGGGGGCCGCATCTAATGGCGGAAATTGCACATGCAGAGCGGGCACATGCTTTGCTGTCGGCCAGTGGGGCCTCCCGCTGGCTGCAATGCACACCGAGTGCCAGGCTCGAAGCTACGCTGCCGGATACCGAGAGCGAGGCCGCCAAGCGCGGCACACTCGCCCATGAGATCGCAGAGCTGAAGCTACAGAAATTGTTTTCTGGTCTGACGACTCGCAAGTACAATGCTGCGCTGAAGAAGTACAAAGCGGATGACCTGTATGAGCCAATCATGGAGGACCACACGAATGCCTATGTGGACTACATTCAGTCCATCGTGCATCAGTTTCCTTCGCCGCCATTTGTGGCCATCGAGCGCCGAGTGGATCTTACTGACTTTGTTCCGGAAAGCTTTGGGACCTCGGACTGCATCATCATCGGAAGTGGCCGGTTATATGTGATTGATTACAAGAACGGCCAAGGTGTTCCGGTATCGGCTGAAAACAATTCACAAATGAAGCTGTATGCGCTGGGTGCTTACAAGGCTTTCAGTCTTCTGTTTCCGATTGAGACTGTCCATGTGGCCATCGTTCAACCCAAAGTGTGGAATGAACCTTCCGAATGGACGTTGTCTGCAGCAGAGCTGCTGTCCTGGGGTGAATCGATCAAGCCGATTGCTCAGCAAGCATTCGATGGCCAAGGTGAGTATGTTCCTGGGGATCACTGCAAATTTTGCCGTGCCAGTGCGACATGCCGGGCAAGAGTGACGCAGATCATGGAGGCAGGCTCCAAAGCACCACTGAAGCCGCCATTGCTCAGCTGGAATGAAGCTGCAGACGTACTGAAGCGAGCTGACGGGATTGTCAGCTGGTACTCCGATCTGAAGAAGCTGGCCTTGGCTGAAGCACTGAAAGGGGGGATCGTTCCGGGCTGGAAAGCCGTAGAGGGTCGGGGCAGTCGTGACTATACGGATCTGGATGCCGCATTTAAGCACCTGCAGGAAAAAGGTATTGAGGAAGCGATCCTGTATGATCGTAAACCGTTAACACCGCCACAGCTGGAGAAGGCACTGGGCAAAAAGGAATACCGCGAGCTACTGGAGGAGCCTGGCTTGGTCGTCAGCCGTTCCGGAGCACCAACACTAGTAGCAGATGATGATAAGCGTCCAGGTATCACCAATCAGGTTAAGCCTGAAGACGTATTTGGACCAGCACCAGATGAACCACAAAACTAATAATTGATAAGGGGATAAATCCATATGACAACAGAAACAGCAATTACAACAGGTGAAGTAAGACTGAGCTTTGTAAACTTGTTCACACCACGTGCCAATCAACCAGGGCAGGAGCCGAAATACAGCACCACCATTCTGATTCCTAAATCCGATTTTGCCACAATGCAACGTATCAATGCCGCCATTGAAGCTGCATCACAAAAAGGCGTAGCCGGTGCATGGGGTGGTGCCCGTCCAGCACAACCTCGTAACCCTATTCACGATGGGGATGGCGCGCGTCCGAACGGTGAAGCATTTGGTCCGGAGTGCAAGGGGCATTGGGTTCTGACGGCCAGTAGCAAACAACAACAGGCGGTTGTGGGTCCAGACATGGGACCAATCATTGACCAAACCCGTGTTTACTCCGGCGTATATGGCCGAGTGAATATTAATTTCTTCGCTTATAGCAACAGCGGTAACAAAGGTATCGGCGCAGGCCTTGGTCCGGTGCAGATCCTGCGGGATGGCGAAGCCTTGGGCGGACGGATCTCGGCTGAACAAGCCTTCGGTGGCAATGGTGGCGGTGTAGGTTTTGCGCCGGCACCAGCTCCGCAGGGCTATGATCAAATTCCACCGCAGCAGTACGGACAACAACCACCACAGCAGCCGCAGTATGGCCAACAGCCTCCAGTACAAGGTGGATATGGACAAGCACCACAACAACCGCGATACGGTCAACAGCCGCCAGCGCAGCCGGGCTATGGGCAAGCACCTCAGCAACCGCAGTACGGACAAGCTCCGCAACAAGGCTACGGACAGCAGCAACCACCGCAACAGCAGATCGATCCGATCACCGGCAAGCCTCTTGGTCGAGGAATTTACGGGATCTAATTCATAGACATTCAGTTAAAGGGGTTCTTCGGAGCCCCTTCACTTTACCAGAAAGGAGGCAGCCAACTGTATGACGTGGCACCTTTCCATCGATATAGAGACCTACAGCAGTATAGACATTAAGAAAGCAGGGTTGTACCGCTACGTTCAAAGTCCTGATTTTGAAATCCTTTTGTTCGCTTATTCCTGGAATAGCGGCCCGACGCGAATTGTTGATCTAGCTCAGGGTGAAGCCATTCCGGAAGAAGTTATCCGCGCTTTAAATGATAAAGAAGTCATCAAACACGCATATAACGCGGCTTTCGAGTGGTACTGTCTGAATAAATTCTGGCCATCACCCGTAGAGCATTGGCGCTGCACACAGATTCACGGCTTGTACTGTGGATACCCTGCAGGGCTTGGCAAGGTAGGAGAGGCGCTGGGACTTCCCCAGGACAAGAAGAAAATGGGTGTCGGTGGTGCACTGATTCGGACGTTCTGTATTCCGATCAAGAAGCCTGCCAAGTCAACTGGCTTCCGGAAGCGCACCCTGCCCCATCATGAGCCTGAGAAGTGGGAGCTATTCAAGCAGTACTGTGTGGGTGACGTTGTGGCAGAGGTGGAGATCCTTCGCCGGTTATCGGTATTCCCAGTACCGGATATGGAGTGGGAGCTCTGGTTCCTGGATCAACGAATCAATGCCCGAGGGATCGCCTGTGACCTGCAGCTGGTCGAGGGGGCTTTGGCCTTAGATCAGCAGATTACGACAGAGCTGATGCAGGAAGCCATACAGCTCAGTGGCTTGGACAACCCCAAGTCGGTCCAGCAGCTTAAAAAGTGGCTTTCCAAAGAGATCGGGGAAGAGGTCGAGGATCTTAGAAAAGATACTGTTTCCGGACTGATCGACAACGTGGAAGATGGCAAAGCCAAGCGCGTCCTGGAGATCCGCAGGGAGTTGTCCAAGACCAGTACTAAAAAGTATGTGGCCATGGAGACGGTAGCTTGTGAAGACGGACGGGTTCGGGGGCTCTTACAGTTTTACGGTGCGAACCGGACAGGACGTTGGGCTGGGCGATTGGTCCAGGTCCACAACCTACCCAAGAACAAGATGGATACCCTCGAATATGCTAGGCAGCTGGTTCACGGACAGCAGGTGAATTTGCTGAAACTGATGTACGGAAACGTTCCGGATACGCTCAGTCAATTGATCCGGACAGCGTTTGTGGCTCCGGACGGGAAGAAGCTTCATATAGCAGACTTCTCAGCCATTGAAGCCCGGGTGATTGCCTGGCTTGCTGGAGAGCAATGGCGGCTGGACGTGTTCGCTACTCATGGCAAGATTTATGAAGCCTCAGCGTCGGCCATGTTCGGGATTCCGCTCGAACAGGTGGACAAGGATTTGCGACAACGGGGCAAGGTTTCTGAACTTGCTTTGGGTTATCAGGGGGCTTCCGGCGCACTTATTGCTATGGGTGCATTGGATATGGGACTTGCAGAGGACGAGCTGCCCGAGATTGTAACACGGTGGCGTAACGCCAATCGGCGCATTGTGGATCTGTGGTTTGCGTTTGAAAAGGCAGCACTTAGTGTCATGGAGACGGGTCAGCCTGTAGGTGTTCGGGGGATCATCTTCGCTCGGGAGAGCCATCACGGTAACGGCTTGGATTTCTTCACGGTTCAGCTGCCGTCCGGAAGAAAGTTGTATTACGTGGAGCCTCGTCTGGCTCAGAACGACTTTGGCAAACAGGCTTTGCACTACATGGGTCCGGATCAGAAGACCGGTAAGTGGTCGCTGATAAGCACCTACGGCGGGAAGCTTGTCGAGAACATTGTTCAGGCGATTGCAAGGGACTGTCTGGCTGTTTCCCTTATCCGTGTGGAGCAAGCCGGTTATGACACGGTTCTGCATGTACATGATGAAATTGGAATCGAATCAGCGCATCCGGAAGATCTGGAGAAGGTATTGGATCTGATGGCTGAACCGGTACCCTGGGCACCTGGGCTGCCTCTGAGAGCAGCCGGGTTCACCACAGACTTTTACATGAAGGATTAATCTTTAAGGTTTTTCAAAATTCTTAATTTATCGTTTAGGTGCCTGGTTATGAACTTTGTGACCATATTTTCATTGAATGTATCAACACCCATATTTCTCAATTCTGCCCTAACAAAATTTGATAATTCGGGTAAATCAATTTGATCAATTTGGTTGTAAGATAGGCCTTTTTTTTCAAAGTAAAGATTTATTGAAATATCAACCATTCTTTGTAAACGTGTTTGAGAATTAATTACTTCATCTGTCGCCATATTTTTTACCGGATTCATACTGGATTTGAGAAATGCCATTTCATTTTGTATTTCTTGTAGTGAGTTGATGATGTATTGATCTGTAGAAACAATCTCTTCGTTCATTGAAGCTACTTGGATATTACCGAAACTTTTCAAGAAGGAAGATTTATTTCCATCCTGTTGAGTTTCCTCGTATGTAGCTTGTACTTTTTCAGCTAGAAGTTCTTTAAACTTTACAATTGATTTATATCGGAGATCTCTTGGATATTGAAGATGTTCAATTACTCCAGCATCAAATGTGTAGTCGGTTTTGTCATCTTTAATAATGATAGTGGGCTTGTCGAAAGCCAAACGCATCCCGAGTTCAAACATCACATTGGGGTTCTTGCAACTTACATCGCAAATGATGATGTCAGACTTATATAACCCCTCAACTATACGTTTATGGATAAGACCAGAACTGTTTCCTTCACTGACAATCTTAGGTTCACTACTATAACCCGGCATGGAAGAAACAGATTCAGTAATAATTCGTTTAACGTCAAGCCAATGATCAGTTGAGCATCCATCAATAGGTGCAATAGGCATAACTAATCCAATGTTTAATAATTTAATTTCTTCTGTCATATGATCCTCCTAGTAATTTTTTACTAGGAACATTATACCAGTTGAGGTTTTTAGTTAACAGTATGAATTGAAAAAGGACGGTGATTAAGAGTGAGATCCTTAACAGCAGATGAGAAGAAGAAAATTGCTGACGCAAAGAAACGTGCGAATACCGCGATATCCAAAAAGCGAATTCTGCTTGGTGCACAGATCAGGGCGTGTACGGCTCCTGTGGAAATGAAGCGGAAGAAGGAACTGCTTCGTCAGTTTGATGCTCTTTCTCCAGTAAAGGGCTACCCTGCAGTTATTGAGGACAAAGAGCGTTCTATGATTATCGACTATGGACTGTTCCGCAGGTTGACCCGATCTCTGAAGCATCGTCGTCTGGATGTTCGGCTGGAGGCAGGTGGCGTGCTGAAGATCCTTCATGAAGACCCATCGAATACTCGAAATTATGGCGAGATTGAGCTTTACGAGATACCCCCTTGGCAGCAGTACGCACTTACGGATTTACCTGTTATAGAGATTGATTAAACCAGGAGGCAGGCGTCATGCAATTTGACAGACAACTAACTATTTCAAGCGCCGGGACCAGACACAGCACAAACTGGCAGATGCAAACGGCCTATTGGTCGGAGATCGTCGAGCGTTTACGGACTGCTGTACGGGGTGCGGAAACGCTGGCGGAATACTTGCAGCTGCCTAAGAGCAAACAGGATGACCTGAAGGACGTTGGCGGCTTTGTCGGTGGCAGTCTGTCAGGCGGTCGCCGGAAAGCCAACGCGGTCATCGGCCGTGATCTGGTTACGCTTGACCTTGATAATATCCCAGCAGGCGGGACGGCGGATATCCTTCGTCGTCTGGATGCCCTGAGTTGCGGCTATGCCGTTTACAGTACGCGGAAGCATGAAGAGAACCGGCCGCGCCTTCGGGTTGTGGCGCCGCTGGACCGGATGGCCACAGCGGATGAGTATGAACCGATTGCCCGTAAGCTCGGGGAGATCATCGGCATTGGGTTGTGTGACCCGACTACGTTCGAAGCTTCACGGCTCATGTATTGGCCAAGCTGCAGCGCAGACAGTCAGTATGTGTTCACGTTTGGGGATAAGCCGTTTCTATCGGTAGATGGCCTGCTGGCCATGTATCCGGACTGGCGCAATGTGGCTTCGTGGCCACAGGTACCGGGTACCGGTCAGACTCATGTACGCCTGGCAGCGAAGCAGGGAGATCCCACAGAGAAGCAGGGTATGGTTGGCGCGTTCTGTAAGGTCTACGACGTGCCGGCAGCCATTGATGCCTTCTTGCCTGGTGTCTATCTGAACACAGATGACGGCAGCGGCAGACTTACGTACGTAGGCGGTTCAACCACAGGCGGTGCGATCATTTATGACGATGGCCAGTTTCTATTCTCCCATCATGCTACGGATCCGACAGGTGGAAGGCTGGTAAACAGTTTTGACATGGTGCGGCTTCACAAATTCGGTGATCAGGACGATGAAGCGAAGCCTGGGACACCTACAAACAAGCTTCCGTCTTACACGGCCATGATGGACTTCGCTATGCGCCAGGAACCTGTGGCGGGGCTACTGATGCAAGAACGGCACCAGAAGGCCACAGCAGCGTTTGCGGACTCTCCTGTGTTGCCAGTAGAACCAGAAGATATAGACTGGATGCGGCGGCTGGAGTTCAACAGTAACGGCGTGTACCTGAAGACGGTGGATAACGTCCTGATCGTGCTGGAATTTGATCCGGCTTTAAAGGATAAGATCGCATTTGATGAATTCGCCAATCGGGGGCTGGTGCTTGGGGCGCTGCCTTGGGATGCCAGGGAGGAGCGTCGGCCATGGGCCAGTTCAGATGACGCAGGGATCTACCATTATATCGAAAAGGTGTACGGCATCGCGGTAGATGCCAAGATCAACAATGCTTTAACCCTGATCACACATAAGAAGCGGTTCAACGATGTGCGTCGGTACCTGGAAGGGCTGACGTGGGACGGTGTACCGAGACTGGATACGTTGTTTACCGACTACCTGGGTGCAGAGGACAGCCTGTATACCCGTGCAGTGTCCCGTAAGTCCTTCACGGCTGCCGTGGCCAGAGCAATGGAACCCGGCGTCAAATGGGACTATATGCCGATTCTGGCGGGGCCCCAGGGGCTTGGTAAATCGACGTTTCTGCGGTACATGGGCAAGGATTGGTATTCCGACAGCTTGACCACCTTCGAGGGCAAGGATGCCATGGAGCTGATCCAGGGTATATGGCTGAATGAGGTCGGGGAGCTGACGGGGATGAGTAAGTCGGAGAGTAACGCCGTTAAGCAGTTTTTGAGTCGGACGGAAGACATCTATCGTGAAGCTTATGGCAAGCGTACAATGCCGTATCCGCGGCGCTGCGTGTTTTTCGGAACCACCAATGACAGCGAGTTTCTACGGGATCGTACAGGCAATCGGCGGTTTTGGCCTATTGATGTAGGCATCGTGAAGCCGACAAAGAGCGTGTTTCAGGATCTGAAGGGTGAAGTGGATCAGATTTATGCGGAGGCTTTTGTCCGGTGGCAGCTGAATGAACCATTGTATCTGTCAGGCGAGATCGAGGACATGGCGAAGGAACGTCAGGAGGCCCACAGGGAGAGTAATGCAAAGGAAGGCATCATTCAAGCATTCGTGAATAGACCAGTTCCGGAAGATTGGTTAAAACGCGATTTACCGACGAGAAGAATGTACTGGTCTGGTGAGTTTGGGAAGCCCCAGGAAGGCGAGGGAGGCCCCCGGGACCGAATATGTGCCGCTGAAATTTGGTGCGAATGCTTCAATTCGGACATTAAGTTTATGAAGCAAGCAGACACGAGAGAGATTAACGGCATTTTATCCTGCATACCAGGATGGGAGGAGTATCGCGGACGATTCGGCCCATACGAAACCCAGCGCGGCTATCGTCGCAAAGATTGTTGACAATGTTGACAGATGAATTGTTGACACTCGCTTAACTGTCAACAAAGGAATGTGACAGATTTTCAAGTGTCAACATGAGTGTCAACACAACTGTCAACGTCCTAAACCCTTGCTATATATACTTTTATTATACTTTGTTGACACTGTTGACAGTTATCTAGTTAAAGATAAAAAACAAATAGAATATAGAGATTATAGAAAATATATAACGCCTAACACGCCTGATTGAATATATAGTATAGGAATTTTCGAAGTGTCATGGAGGTATTCACTATGAGAGAGAGCCAAGTTGAATCTTATTTGCGGCAGAAGGTGAAAGATATTGGCGGCATCGCCTATAAATTTGTATCGCCTGGTAACTCAGGAGTGCCTGACCGGATGGTACTGCTTCCGGAAGGACGAACCGTGTTTGTGGAGCTGAAGGCCCCAGGTAAGAAACCCACCAAGCTGCAGCTGGTGCAGCATAAGCGGATGCAGGCTTTGGGCCATGAGGTGCGGGTGATCGACAGCAGAGAGCAGGTGGATGCATGGCTGCAGGAGCTTTGAGCATCGAGCGTAAGAAGTTTGTCCCGCATGATTATCAGCGGTACTGCATTAACAGGTTATTGACGGATGACGCTCTTGGGCTGTTTCTGGATCTCGGATTGGGAAAAACCGTTATTACGCTGACGGCGGTAAATGACTTGAAATACAACCGGTTCACGGTTAGCCGGACCTTAGTCATTGCCCCCAAGAAGGTGGCGGAGGCTACCTGGGGAAACGAAGCAGCCAAGTGGCAGCATCTGAAGCATATGCGGATCATCACCGTTTTGGGTACCGCACAGCAGCGGATCAAGTCCCTGAATACGCCAGGAGACGTATGGGTCATCAATCGGGATAACGTGGCTTGGCTTGTGGAGTATTACCGGAATGCTTGGCCCTTTGACATGGTGGTACTGGACGAGCTGTCCAGTTTCAAGAATCACCAGGCGAAGCGATTCAAAGTGCTGACCTGGGTCCGGCCACACATCAAGCGGATCGTGGGCCTGACCGGTACCCCAGCACCGAATGGGCTGCTTGACCTGTGGGCCCAGGTGAATCTACTGGATCAGGGGAAACGCCTAGAGAAGAACATCACCGGGTACCGGGTGAAGTATTTTGAGAAGAACTATAACGGCCATGGCTACACCGCGAAGCCCGGTGCGGATGATGTGATTCAGCGACAGATTGCTGATCTATGTATCAGCATGAAGGCCGAGGATTACCTGGAGCTACCTGATAGTATCATGAACGTCATTCCCGTTGTCCTGGATGCGAAAGCCCAGAAGCAATACAACCAGCTGGAGAAGGAGTTGCTTCTGGAGATCGATGACGGAACGGAGATTACGGCCACCAGTGCGGCGGTTCTATCGGGTAAACTGCTGCAGCTGTGTAACGGTGCCTTGTACGATGAGAACAGACAGGTGTTCGAGATCCACGATAACAAACTGGAAGCATTCATGGAGCTGGTGGAACAACTGAACGGGAAATCGGCTTTGGTGTTCTACAGCTTCCAGCATGACCTGACTCGGATCAAGAAAGCTTTGGAGAAAACAAGCTTACGGATCCGGGAGCTGAAGACCCCGCAGGATCAACTGGATTGGAATGCCGGCAAGGTGGATATCCTGCTTGCCCATCCAGCCAGTGCCGCATATGGCCTTAACCTGCAGGACGGAGGAAACCACGTGGTGTGGTTTGGACTGAACTGGAGCCTGGAACTGTACCAGCAAGCGAATGGCCGTCTTCACCGGCAAGGTCAGAAACAGAAGGTTATCTTGCATCACCTGGTGGTTCAAGGTGGGGCTGACGAGGACGTGATGAAAGCCCTGGAAGGTAAGGCTGCCACACAGGACAAGCTTCTGGACGCACTGAAAGCACGGATTGAGCGGATCAAATAGAGAGGGTGAGCCCTTTGAGTAACTGGCATTATGGCATAAAGCGGAGGGAAAACGAGTTGAAAGGATCTCCGCCATCACCAGTCACCACCACGCAGCTGACACCGGAAGAACTGGAAGAGATCCGGAGGAAATACCCAGCGACAAAGAGGGATAAGGCTTTCAAGAAGCCTGTTGAAATTAAAACCAGACCCAAGGGGGATAACGATATGGCCAAAGCTAAATTTAACCTGACTGAAGAACAGTTCAACGCTGAACGTTCTTCCGGAAAAACGATCGGACGAATAGCAGAGGAACAGGGCGTTTCCGAGGCAACGATCTATAACCACATCAGCAAGTGGGCCGAAGCGTGGAAACCAAGACACGAGAAACTGCTTCGGGAGAAGGACGTCTCACCCGCAACGGATCCGAAAGTGGAGCTGCTGAACAAGGCAGAGAAGGAGATCGAGCGGCTGACAGCTGAGAGTCAAAGGCTTGACCAAAGAATGGTGACGGCCCAGAACGAAGCGACAAAAGCCTGGGCTGAGGTTGAACGGCTGCGTGATCAAAATGCTGAGCGTGGTCGTGATGAGTACAGGCTGATGTATGAAAATAGCTATAAATTAGGGCAGCAACAGATTGCTAAAATCTCGGAGCATTTGGAAACGATCAACTCATTACGAGAACATGGTGACAGTCTGATTGCAGAGAATAACCGTCTGACGGATCGTATTGTTGAGCTGGAAGAGATGCTGAGTCAGCAGGAGCCTGTCGAAGAGGTACCCTTTAGCGAAGTTCAACGTCTGGATACTGCCATTCAAGATATGACCCGTGCACGGTGGATTCTGAACCGGCTAACTGCATCGGGGGAATAACCTATGACAACAACGACCAAAGCAACATGGATCGAGACGCTAATCAGTCAATATGCAACGGATTCCCGAGCCTTGGACAATTACCGAAAGAGTTTGGATCTGGATGACCCCCAGAAGGCTGAGGAGGCGGATACGGTCTCTGAAATGCTGTCGGACATGAGATATGCCCTAACGTGGCTAAAACGCGGGAGACGGCCAGGCAGCCGCCGAGGAGCTGAGATTACCGACGTGTACCGGCAACGGGAAATTTATATCAAGCTATCCGGACAAGAGATTACTGATGCTGAGCGTCTGCGTTTGGTGGATGCGCTACTGGCCTTGAGTGATCGGGAGCGAACATGTTTCCTGCTGCACATGGCGCAGGGGTTGACGCTTCTGGAGATTTCGTCTAAACTAAATCTATCAAAACGGTCAGTGCAGGAGTATGTTGTACGGGCTAAGGTCAAGATTTCAAAAGAATTTTTGTGATTTTGTCGTACGTACTGTCGTACAACGTGTCGTACAAGTGACCCACCATACGTATGTCTATAACAGGGCTCTCCATTGCGGAGGGCTCTTTTCTGAATAATTTATCCAATTATAACATTGGAATACCTATCAATATTTACCTCATCATTGTAAAATAATTCTATTAATTGATGAGGAGAGATATTACATGCTACAAACCCTTATTGGGGCTGGGATCGGGGCAATTATATCATTATTATTTTATTTATTGGCTCGAAACAGATCGAGAATAAATTACCAAACTAGTAATTTAAAAATTATTGGAAATTTAAGCCTTAACTTACCGCAGGATTTTGAAGTAACTTTATCAGGAGAAAAAATAGAGAGCCTTTATAAATCTCAGATAATCATATGGAACGGAGGTACGACAACAATAGATGGATCTAATATTGTAAAAGATGATCCTTTAAGAATAGTTTTTAGTCCTAATACTAAAATATTCAATATAGGTATAGTTGGAGAAACTAGAAAAATTAACAAATTTAGTTTCGATGTTAGTCTTGACAATCAAAATGTGTGTAATTTAACTTTTGATTTCTTGGATAAGAAAGATGGCGTAGTTTTGGAAATATTACATACAAAAAGTCCAGAGCAACCCAAAATAAGAGGAACAGTTAAAGGTCTTGTGAATGGAATAAAAAGTAAGGGGCAAGTGGAATTTATTAAGAATCGATCAAAATTAAAATGGAAATGGTTTCTCATTATTTTAGGGATTATTTTAGTCTCATCCATAGCTGTGTCAATTGGGTTAGTTTCTTTATTTTTTAGTTTACGAGACCTTACAGGAAGATTTTCTACGTTAAAAGTTTATATGATTATGTTTACGGCTACTTTTATAACAAGCATATTAATGATGGCAGTAAGTACTTTTGAACCATTTAAGAAGAAATATCCTAAGTCCCTAAAATTTAAGGAGTAGTTCGTGTAACGAAGCGCCCATCCGGGTGCTTTTTCTTTTTACATAAAAACACAACTCGGAGGTGATGAAGATGAACTGACGCCGAAGTCACGTGAGCAATCATTGGCACATACGAAATCTGGAGCAGGCAGTATTCTGGGCGAACGCGGCCATTGCACGAAATGTATAGCCGCAGCGATCGGATCAATGATCGGCATAAGCACATGTTTGCTAAAATGCGTCGTGCATTTGAACGCTTGAGCGAATCCTTTGCAATCATAGCCAATGCGATCCAGGAGCGTCAGGGAGTCGTCGAACTGCTGGAGCTAATCGAGCCGTATGATGAACAGCCTGTGAAGACGAAGCCGCTGCGCCTGCGAGATCTGCCGAGGTCATTACCGATGCGGCACCAGGTTCTGAACCGTAAGCCAATTCTTCAGGTGGCCAGGAGTCGTTGTTAAAAGAGGAATGTTCTTCTTTCCTGTCGAATTATGGTGTCGAGAGGGAGTTGAGTGAAAATGAATAGTTATCGTGATTTCAAAAGAGAAATGGGTAGTATCTCATATGGTGGATATACGAAGATTTTATCGAATATTCAAAAATACAATACCGATGATGAAGTGAGAGCATTCTATCCCAAAAATTTCTTTACTGACAGCGCAGAAGTTGAGTTTTTTATATTCACAGATCGAAGTATTGTCCGTTTCAGGCAAAACGCAAGAGCATCTGATGTCATGTACTACAAAGATTTTCAAGTTGAGAGTCTGAGGATTATTAAGTCGAATTCCCGTCAAGAAGAAATGCAACTTGAAATAAAACTTAGATCAGGAGACAAATTTTTCTTTGATTCTAAAGCCGATTCAAATCTGGATTGGGTCGATACATACGCGAAATATATTGAGAATATCTTTATCTTGCTGAAATAGCATCGTGTTGAGAAGGGAGGAGTTCGCATGCAGGTATGGACTAATGCAAGTGAAAAGTTAAAAGAGATCTATGTGCTATTTGAAATATTTAGTGAAGAACGAAACAAAAATAACGATTCTGAAAAATGGAATCTAAAAACAATTAGTGAGCACCCACTGGTACTTGAAATAGATTTCAATGGCGTCACTCATGAGATTACAGATGACGAGCTTGCAGAGAAAGAAACAGATATTCTTTTCACGCAGTTTTTAAAGTCAAAAACTAAAGAGGAATTGTTGTTTAAAATGATTAGTCAGATTATATTTGAAAAATTCGAGCTTAAATAGAGCATCCTGCGGGGTGCTTTTTTCTGTTACATACAAAACAACTCAACCGTGGAGGTGGTGAGGATGATCGATGCACAGAAAGGCAGAAGCTGATTATAAGCGTGGAATGAAATATAAAGAGATTGCCGAGAAGTACGACGTTTCCATCAACACGGTGAAGAGTTGGAAGCAGCGTCACGGATGGATCAGGGAAAAGGGTGCACCCTCTACAAAAGGTGTGCACACAAAACGTTCAGGTGCACCGCCAGGCAATAAGAACGCTATAGGGAATAGCGGAGGCGCGCCACGGGGGAACAGCAATGCGAAGACACACGGACTGTTTGCGAAGTATCTGCCGGCAGAAGCCAGGGAGATCATGGAGCTGATTGAGACGAGATCCCCGCTTGATATGCTCTGGGATCAAATTACGATTCAGTTTGCGGCCATTATTCGGGCACAGCCGATCATGCATGTCATCGACAAGAGCGAGATGATCAAAGAGCTGAAGAAAGAGAAATTTGAGCTTGTTCAGGTTCCAGGTGACAGCGCAGATGATTCACCGCAGATGAAGCAGATCCCAATTGAGCAGGAGTACGAGTTTCAGTTTGCATGGGATCGGCAGGCGACGTTCCTCAATGCGCAGAGCCGGGCTATGGCAACACTGCAGAACATGATCAAGCAATACGAAGAGATGTGCCGCCAGGGTCACGCTGATGAGGAGCAGCAGCTGAGGCTCCAGAAGCTGAAAGGCGAGGTCAGCCTGATTGATCAGAAGGTGGCTAAGGATGATGACAAGCCGATTGAGATCCGGATTGTTCGGAAGGGTGAACGCTCATGACCGAGAAGGAAGTGAACCCCCATTTCGAGGATTTTCTGTTTGACTGGCAGCATAAGTTTTATTTTCTCGTTGGTGGATACGGATCGTCCAAGAGCTATCACGTTGCCTTAAAGCTGGTTCTGAAGCTGCTGGAAGAGCGCAGGACGGCCTTGGTGGTCAGGGAAGTCTACGATACTCTCCGAGATTCCACGTTTGAGCTGCTTTCGGAGATCATCGTCGATCTGGAGCTGGAGGGCAAGGTTAAACCAATTAGCTCCCCGATGCAGATCCGGTTCCCGAATGGCAGTAAGATCATATTCAAGGGGATGGACAAACCCGTTAAACTGAAATCCATACACAACATTTCGATTGTTTGGATTGAGGAGTGCAGCGAGGTGAAGTATGCAGGTTTCAAGGAGTTGATCGGACGGCTGCGGCATCCGAAGTTGAGGCTGCATATGATCCTGAGCACGAACCCAGTCAGCACAGCGAACTGGAGCTACAAGTATTTCTTCAAGGATCCGAAGAACAATGTACACGTCTTGAATGACATGGATCTTTATCGTGATCGCGTTGTGATCATCAAGGATACGTACTATCACCATTCCGTGGCTGATGACAACCTGTTCCTACCGGAGAGCTATATCGAGCAGCTGGAGGATCTGAAGACGCATGACCCCGACCTGCACCGCATTGCGCGGCGTGGGCGTTTTGGCGTGAATGGAACCAGGGTGCTGCCTCAGTTTGTTGTAGCACCACATGAGGAAGTCATGTCTGCTATCCAGGCGATTAAGTCACCTGTGAAGCGTAACGGTATGGACTTTGGTTTTGAGTCGTCATACAACGCCCTGGTTCGTCTGACCGTGGACCACAAGGAGAAGATCCTGTACATTCACTGGGAATATTACAAGAACAAGATGACGGATGACCGGACAGCCTTGGAGATCAAGGAGTTTAAGGAGACCAGGGAGCTGATCCGGGCGGATAGCGCTGAGCCGAAGACCATTGCCTATTACCGTCAGATGGGATTCAACATGCAGCCGGCCAAGAAGTTTCAAGGCTCCAGGCTGCAATATACGAAGAAGGTCAAGCGGTTTAAGAAGATTGTCTGTTCGTCGAACTGTGTGAACGTCAAATCTGAGCTAGAGGATTTAACCTATGCCGTGGACAAGAACGGGGAGATCATTGAAGATCAGTTCAACATTGACCCCCATACGTTCTCGGCTATTTGGTATGCCCTGGACGATTACGAGGTGGCCGACATGAAAGGCTATGCAGCTACGGTAAGTAGTAAAGCGAGAATTGGGGTGAGATAACGATGGCAAGATTACCTGAGGGCAAGCAGCGTATCTATCCCGGGGTGTACTACACGTTAAAGCCGGTCCCTGGAAGCATGAATATTCAGATGGAGCTAAACATCCAATGGCACGGCTACATCTTCCTTTGGTTTCTCGGTATTTGGAAGATCGTTAAAGGAAAGGTGGTGAATATACGTGGCAATCATACGAAGCCGTGAGCTGCTAGATAACTGGGAAGAGATTCCTGCCAAGCTCCTGCAGTATTGTATCAAGGAGCACCGAGACGGCATTGAGCGGATCCAGAAGCTGGAGGATTATTACAAAGGAAAGCACGAGATCCTGAAGCGCGACCTGGGCGGGGATGACAAGGGGCTGCCGAATAACAAGTTGGTGGCCAACCATGCCAAGTACATCACAGACGTTGCCTCCGGATACTTTGGCGGCGATCCGGTCAAGTATACCGGTAAGCAGATCGAACCGATCACGGCGGCATACAAGGCTGCGGATGTGGCCAGTCATGATTCTGAGATGGTCAAGGACTTGTCCATGTATGGCATTTCGCTGGAGCTGCACTATATGAGCAGTGGTGATCCGCCGATCCCCCGCGTCAGCTGCATCGATCCGCGCCAGATCTTCCTGGTCGTGGACGATTCCGTGGAGTATAAGAGCCTTTTTGCGGTTCACTACTATGAGAAGCGGGATATGGAAAACAAGGCAATTGGCTGGTTCGTCAACGTGTACACGGCCAATAAGATAAACCGCTACGAGATTAAAGATATCGGTGGCGAAGACTTTAAGGAGATCTCTTCCACCGATCATTATTACAAGTCGGTGCCGGTGGTGGAGTTTTGGAACAACGAAGAGCAGCAGGGAGACTTCGAACAGCAGCTGACACTCATCGATGCCTACAATACGCTGGGCAGTGACCGTATGAATGACAAAGAGCAGTTTGTGGACTCCATTCTCAAGCTCATTGGTGCAAGCCTCGGGGATACGGAAGAGGATGCAGGCCGGACGATCCGCATGCTGAAGAAGTACAAGGTTCTGGAATTACCTGCAGGAGTAGATGCAGATGCCAGCTGGCTAACGAAGACGCTAAATGAGGCTGACACCGAGGTACTCCGCAATGCGTTGAAGTCAGACATTCATGAGTTTTCCATGGTGCCTAACTTGACAGACGAGAAGTTTGCCGGCAACGTCAGCGGGGAGGCTATGAAGTACAAGCTATTTGGATTGGAGAAGCTTGCCGAGACCAAAGAACGCTATTTTGTGCAGGGTTTGCGTGAGAGGTTGAAGCTGTTCGCCAACATTCTTCAGGTTAAAGCTCAGGCCGTGGCCATTAATGACGTGGAGATCACCATGACACGCAGTCTGCCAAGCAATGACACTGAAACAGCGCTATTAATTAGTCAGCTGAGCGGCCATGTGAGCAATGAGACGCTGATCGGGCAGCTGTCCTTCGTTAAGGACCCGGTGACTGAGAATGAGAAGGTCCTGGCCGAGAAGGCGGCAAATCTGAAGCTTCAGCAGGCAGCGTTCAACATGCCGATGGGCGATAATGACGACGACAATCCGGTGACGAACGATGAAGATCAGGAGTAACGCCTATTGGGACCGACGGGCGCAGCAGCGTATGTCCGAATACCATCGGGATGCTGACACGACGATTCGAACAGTGACCCGTGCCTATCAGATGGCCCAAGAGGATATCCAGTCTGAGATCGATAAGATCTTCAAGACGTTCAGCAAGGACATGGATCCGAAGAGGGCTCGCCGTTTTCTCAACCAGAAGATCCCGAATCCGCTGCTGAAGCTGGCCAAGAAGTGGTACCCGCGAGTGAAGAATGACCAAATCAAGCGGTGGCTGCTGGCACGTATGAATGCACCGGCCTATCGGGCAAGGATATCCCGCCTGCAGACGCTGAAAGAGCAGATTGCACTCCAGGGCATGCTGATTGCAGATGTGGAGCTGACAGCCAGCCGTAGCGGCTACCTGAAGACGATCCGGAAGAGCTATTATCGTTCCATCTTTGATCTGCAGAAAGGGATCGGCCTTGGATTCAACTTTGCACGGATTCCTGTTGGTGATATTGAAGCCATTTTGTTGAACCCGTGGAGTGGTAGCCACTTCAGTAGCCGAGTGTGGTCCAATACGGAATACCTGGCCGGTCAGGTGTCGGATGTGGTCACTTCTGGATTCATGAGTGGCATCGGATCAGCCAAGATGGCGCAGAAGCTAGCTGACATTATGCAGACAGGTCTGTTTGCCGCTTCACGGGTCATCCGGACTGAGACCACCTACATGTCCAACGCAGGCGAGATGGCAGCGTACAGAGAGGCTGGCGTGGATCAGTATCAATTCATGGCCACACTGGACAGCCGAACGTCTGAACAGTGTCGGAAACATGACCTGAAGGTGTACAACGTTGAGGATGCACAGCCTGGTGTTAACATGCCCCCGCTACATCCCTGGTGCCGGAGTACAACCCGAGGATGGTTTGGTGAAGAAGCTATTGCTGGGATGCAGCGACGTGCCCGAGATCCGCAGACCGGAAAGACCATGCTCGTGCCGGCAAATGTGAATTACGAAGATTGGTATAAGCAATATGTAATGGCTGCCTAAAGGCGGTCTATTTCGCATTCTCTGAAAGGCGGTGGTCAAACTGTCAAACGGCGTCATGATTACATTTCTGATCTGCTTAACGATCATAATTCTGGCCTTAATTGGTGGTAGAAAGTAACAACCTGTCCAGAACGTGCGGAGGACGGTATAAAAGCTGTCATGGAAAATAGCCGACGGGCGTAAACGGGAGGATTCAATTATGGACATGAAGAAAAAGCGTTTCCCTCTTAACCTGCAGCTGTTTGCCGATGGCGATGGCGGCGGCGGTACGGGAGAGGGTGCAGGAGCATCTGGAGCTGGAGGAGGTGCGCCAGGAGATCCTGGAACTGGTGAAGGTGATAAAGGCGGAGCAGGCAAAGTAACCTTTTCCGCTGAGCAACAGGCCGAGGTTGATCGGATTCTTGGAGAGCGATTGGGCAAAGCTCAGTCCAAATGGGAAAAGGATCTCCAGGACAAGCTGGACGAGGCCAAGACCGAAGCGGAGAAGTTGGCCAAGATGAATGCCGAGCAGAAAGCCGAGCATGAGCGCCAGAAACGTGAAAAGGCACTTGCGGATCGGGAGAGTGAGATCAGCCGCCGTGAACTTCGAGCAACTGCATTGGAACAGCTTAGTGAGAAGAAGCTGCCTTTGTCTCTGGCTGAGGTTTTGGTCTATACGGATGCAGATTCTACGAACAAGAGCCTGGAAGCCGTGGAGAAGGCATTCCGTGAAGCGGTTGAGGCTGGCGTGAATGACCGTCTGAAAGGTGATCCGCCAGGAGGCGGAGGCGGTAAAGGTAGTCCTGCCAGCACAGGTACCAATTACGCAAAGTCAGCAAATGAAAGCGGAAAAGCCCCCGCTGCTGCATTGAATCCTTGGGGCTAAGAAAGGAGCATGATTATGTTTGTGAATAAAGAGAGCGTGTCGCAACCTAATTTTCTGGCAAGTGCGAAGTTTGTCGCAGCTACGTATCAGATCAGCAATACAGGAGTAACGGCCAATGCAAAGGGACGGAAGATTGTTCCAGCAGGCACGGTCTATCCGGCCAATGATGGTACAGCGATTGGAATCACGTATACCGATACGGATGTGACCGAGGGACCACAACCTGGATCTGTGCTGATTGAAGCCTGGATTCTTAAAGAGAGATTGCTGGTTACCCCTACAGCTGAGGCGCTGACGGCGCTTGCTGAGAAGTCAGATATTAAATTCAAACAGAGCCTGTAATCCAGGCCGAGAGGAGATAAGCAGTTATGGCAACTATTTTGGAACTATTTAGTCAACGTGAGATTCTGAACTATTTGAAGAGCAGAGAATACAAACCTTTGCTTGGTGAAACCCTGTTCCCGGAGGTCAAGCGTGAATCTTTGGAGTTTGACATGATCGTGGGGGCTGGCCGTACACCGGTTATTGCATCTATTCATGCGTTTGACACGGAGGCGGAGATTGGTTCCCGTGAAGCAGCTAAACAGGCACTGGGTCTTGCACTGATCAAGCGTAAGCTGGGCCTGACGGAGAAAGAGATTATTGCTTTGGAGAGCCCGCGTAACGCTCAAGAGCTGCAGTATCTGATGCAGGTCGTGTATAACGACATCGACGTTCTTGTGGCTGGTGTTCGTGCCCGGGTCGAAGCTATGCGGATGGAAGCCACAGCAAATGGTACCGTTACGCTGGATGAGAACAACCTGAGTGCGACGATCAGCTATGGCGTACCAGATGAGCACAAGGAGATCTTGAGCGGTACCAGCCGCTGGACTGATCCGGACAGTGACCCAATCGGGGATTTGGAACGTTTTGCTGATGCATTGGATTCTGCGCCAACTCGTGGCCTGACTTCGAAAGAGGTTATGGGTGCATTGCTTCGTCACCCGAAAGTGATTGGTGCACTCTATGGTACAAGTGCACTGCGTGTTCCTTCTCGTTCGGATCTGAATGCATTCCTGACGGAGCGCAGTTTGCCCGCCTTGGCGACATACAACGAGAAGTATCGTAAACAGCACGCGGATGGAACGTTCACGACACACCGTTATTTCCCGCAGAACAAGATTGCTTTGTTCGGTGATGAGCCGTTGGGTGAAACCATTTACGGTCCAACGGCTGAGGAAGTACGTCTGCGCCGCGATCCAAGTATCGAGACGCAAATGGTGGGCAATGTGTTGGCTATGGTCTATGAAGAGAACCTGGACCCGGTAAGCACATGGAAAAAGGCTGTAGCAACTGCGCTGCCAAGCTTCCCAGAAGCGAATAATGTGTTCCAAGGCCAAGTCATCTAAGGGAGGGATAAGTTATGAAAGTTGAAGTGAAAAGCATACCGATTCGCCATGACGGGACGCTACATGAAAAAGGAGCGTCTTTTTCCATCTCTACAAAGGGATATGAAGCGATCAAGCCCCATGTGACCGTGTTGGATGAAGCAAACGAAGCGGACACGGTGACGGATCCGCTGGAGTCTATGGAGCCAGACGAGCTGAGAGCCTACGCTGCTGATCGTGATATTGATCTCGGCAAGGCAACCAGCAAAGAGGGAATTTTGGAGAAAATCAAAGCCGCTGAACCCAAGGCGTAAGCGAGGAATAGAATATGGCCACATTTAGTCGTTTGGATAAGATACAAGCCCTGCTCGGTCCAGCATCATTGGAGCAGGGCCCTTTGTTGTCTGTACTGATCGAGGACGCGGAAGCGGATCTGCTGAGCTGGACTAACCGGCAGACCATCCCGTCAGGGCTTGAACCGACCGTTCGACAGCTGGTCATCATGCGGTACAACAAAGTGGGCATCGAGGGGCAGAGCAGCCACAGCGAGGGCGGCGTCAGTCGTTCCTTTGTGGATCTTCCTGCGGATCTCCAGCGGACCATCAGCCATCACCGGCTATTGAAAGTGGGGGGACGGACATGAGGCTACGGGAACGTGATAAACGGAATGTGATCTTTCGACCTCGGGTACCGGTTCAGGAAGACGACGGAACGACTTCTGAGGGTTGGGGCGATCCATTGGAGCTGCGCGGTAACGTTCAACCTGCAGGTGGCCGAGTACTGGCAGAGATGTATGGCGAACGCTTGGCGTATATGCGAGTTATGTACGTGGAGCAGGAGCCTCCTGAGAGACTTGAATCCTGGGGGGCTTGTTTAGATACCCTGGACAATCCGGATTACAAGGTGGTAGCCGTGAGACCGTGGAGCGGCCATTTTGTAATTGATATGGAGGCGATCTGATTATGGCCATTCAAGGGATGGACCGTCTCATGCGGAAGTTGGCCAGGCTTGGTGCAGACAAAGAGGCGATGAAGCGAGGTATCCACAAGGCCACCATCAAGGTGCAGGGTGATGCCAAGGGTTTGGCTCCTGTAGGTGAAACGGGTGATCTCCGGAACAGCATTAAGGCTCAAGTTACTGAGGAGCGAGGGAAGATCATTGGAGAGGTGTCCACGAATCTGGAGTATGCCCCGTATGTGGAGTTCGGTACCGGACAACGGGGTCAGGCTTCACCAGCTCCGCCGAAATATGACGGGGATCTCAGCTACCGCCAGGACTGGAAGGGGATGCCGGCACAGCCTTTTATGCATCCCGCTGCTGAGCAGAACAAAACGATTGTCAGCGATATTGTGGCCGAGGAGCTGAAAAAGGAGATCAGAAGGTTAGGTGGTCGCTGATGTATGACATTAAGCCAGATGTGCTGAAGCAGCTCGAACAGATCGAGGGGGTCACGGTTTCCGATGCCCATCCAAAGGATTGGGCGAAGCTTCCTCACATCAGTTTTTACGAGGGGAGTAATATTGACCCTCTCCGGATCCGGAACGGCCCTTTGTCGGCTGTCACGATCCAGGTGGATATCTGGCATAACAAGTCTACCGGAGCCCTAGCTGCTGAGGTAGACGCCCAAATGAACAATATAGGCTTACGGCGGGATTTTGCAGCAGATCTGAGCGATCCGTCAGGCATTAAACATAAAACTATGCGTTATCGCGGCGTTGTGGATTCCCGCAGCGGCCGCGTGTCGCAGTAGAAAGGAGACAAGAGCATGGCTGGACTATTAACCAAAGATACTACGCTGTCTTACAAGGCAACAGGCGGAGCAAGCACATACACCGAAATCGGGGAATTGATGGAGGTCCCGGAATTGGGTGGAGATCCGGAGCAGGTAGAGGTAACCACGCTGAAAGATAATACCCGTCGCTATATTGCCGGGATCAAGGATCTCGGGGATCTGACATTTGCGTTCTTGTATGACAACTCTGGGCCGACTTCTAACTTTCGCATTTTGAAAGGCATTCAGGAGTCTGGTGAAACCAAGGATTTCCGTGTGGAATATCCAGATGGGACGACCCATGACTTCAGCGCTCAAGTATCCGTCAAGATGGATGCGGCAGCCGTCAATGCGGCCCTGACGTTCACAGCTGCCTTTTACCTGCAGTCTGATATCAAGATTACAGACCCGGCCTAATAGCCACAACTATGCAAGGGCGCTCCTGATCGGGGCGCTTTTGACTTTGAGGAGGAAGACTTATGAAATTTACGACAATCACAATGAATGGCAAGGATTATAAACTTCGGCTTGGTGCTGCACAAATTATGGAATTAGAGAAGCATCTGGGCGGACGGAATCCGCTGGATATTCTGATGGGCGCAGAGAATGGGAATCTGCCTTCATTGACAGGTACACTCCGAATTCTACATTCCTCAATGTTGAAGTTTCAGCACAATATTAGTTTCGCTGATGTGCAGGATATCTATGACGAATATGTGGATGAAGGCAACACATACATGGATCTGTTACCTCAACTGATCGGAGTATTCCAAACCAGCGGTTTTTTCAAACAAGCTCCGGAGATGGGGGCGACGACCGGGGCGGAGATCCAGTAAGCTCCCTCACGGAATTGTTCGACGATGCCTATCCAACGGCAGTACAAGCTGGTGTGGATCCGGTGGGTTATTGGGATATGACCTATCTGGAAATTAAGACAGCCATTAATGCTTATACGGCTAGGCAAAAGAGTGACCTGCAGCATCAGGCGTTACTAAGCTTCCACCAGGCACAGCTCATCGGCCAACTGGTTCAGAGGGCACTGGGGAGCAAGAAGAAGCCGCCTGAGCTGCATGAAGCTTTCCCTGGCATATTTCCGGAAGAACTGGTGCAGCAGTCACAGAAGAAAAATAACTGGCAAGTCATGAAAGAACGTGTAGCAGCCTACGGGGCACGGTATCGGAAGCGGGGTGAAAAGCAACATGACGATAGAGGAACTACGGATACTGATCACGGGCGAGACCAGTCAGCTCCGCCGCGATCTGGCCAATGTCCGGAAGCAGCTGGGGAATACGGAGCGTGAGGTTAACCGGTCAACGGGAGCCATCAAGTCCGCATTCAAGTCCTTAGCTGCCACCCTTGCTCTGCTGAAACTTGGCCAAGTGTTTACCAGTGCGACGAAGGATGCCATGCGCTTTGAGGCTGCCGTGGGTCAGGTCAACCGGATGATGGGGCAGAGCGTTGGCGTGTTCCGTGAATGGGTGATGTCTCAAGCCGCTGCCTTTGGTATGGGGATCTCCGAGGCCACCCAATACGGGGCGACTTACGCCAACCTGATTAGTGGTTTCAGCCAAGACCAGGCGCAGACGACGCAGCGTACCATTGACTTGCTGAAAGCTTCCGCCATTGTGGCCAGTGCCACCGGACGGTCCATCCAGGATGTTATGGAGCGAATCCGAAGCGGTATGCTTGGTGAAACAGATGCCATCGAGGATCTGGGGATCAACGTCAACGTGGCCATGCTGGAGTCTACAGAGGCGTTCCGGCAGTTTGCCGGCGATAGCAGCTGGCAGAAGCTCAGCTTCCAGACGCAGCAGACCATTTTGTATTTTGCCATCCTGGAACAAGCGGCACGGAAGTATGGTAATTCGCTGCAGGCCAACACGATGACACGTCAGGCCATGTTCGTGGCTCAACTGAAGAACGCTCGGCTGTATCTCGGTCAGGCGTTTTTGCCGATTTACAATACCGTATTGCCGGCACTGATCGCGATGGCCAAAGCTCTCGCTATGGCTATGAAATGGCTCGCTGCATTTACGACAGCGCTATTCGGTGGTTCATCCGGAGTTGGCCAGCAAGTACAGGCTGCGCAGGACCAGGCTTCTGCAATAGGAGACTTGGGCGGTGCATATCAATCTGCAGGTGACCAAGCATCCGGTGCAGGTAACGCCATTAAAGCCGCAGGCAAGAAAGCCAAAGCAGCCGCGAAGGAAGCCAAGGCAGCTGTGGCAGGCTTTGATAAGCTGAACCTAATTGGAGATAAAGGTGCTGGATCTGCGGATGACGCAGCAGCCGACGCTGGAGCTGGGGGAGGATCGATACCCAATATTGGCGGCGGAGGAGGTCTGGGTGGTTTTAGCGCTACAGACTTCAGCGGCGTAACAGGTGGTATGGATGCCTTAACCGAGAAGGCCAGGGCGTTTGCCGATACAGTTCGTAAAGCTTTGGAACCTCTCTCAAAAATAAGCCTGGAGCCGCTGAAGAAATCTCTGGCTGGACTCTGGAGTGCCCTGAAACCTTTCGCCAAGAACATTGGCCAGGGCTTGGTTTGGTTGTACAAGGAAGCTCTTGTACCTCTGGCAAAGTGGACCGTGGAAAAGGCACTGCCTGCATTCATTGATGTGCTCGCTGGAGCGATCAGGGTACTGAACAGTGTGGTGAATGCTTTCAAGCCTGTTGCCGTGTGGCTGTGGGAAAACTTCTTGAAGCCACTCGCTCAATGGACAGGTGGGATTATCGTTTCTGCCCTGCAGCAGTTGGCAGGTGCACTGAATAACCTATCAGGCTGGATCGATGGCAATCAGGAAACATTCCTGAAAGGAGCTGCCGTAGTTGCTGGCTTCTTTGGTGCGTTTAAGATCGCTGAATTTCTGATTGCGATTGCACCGATGCTGGCAACCCTGGGCGAGCTGATTGTATCCAGCGGCCTGGTATCCACCGTATTGGAAGGTATCGCTACGGCGCTTAGTGTTATGTCTTCGCCGGTTACGCTCATATCCGGACTCATTGGTGGATTGATTCTTGCTTTTGTTGATCTCTACGCTGAAAGCGAGGAGTTTCGAAAGCAGGTTAAGGAGCTGGGGAAAACCTGGTTGGAAGCACTGAAGCCTGTAGCTGAGTTTGTGAAAACCGTACTGACCGATGCCTGGACCAAGATCCTGAAACCGGCTGTGGCTTACTTTGTTGATACGTTGCTTCCAAACGTTATTTCGATCTTTAAACAATTGTGGCAACAAGTCTTGGTACCGCTAGCCAACTTCATCGGCACGATACTTCAGCCTGTGTTCAAAGTGCTGTCTGAGCTATTGACGATGTTATGGAAGCAGATTGTTGTTCCACTGGCGCAGGCGATCGGAACAGTGCTGGCAGAAGCGTGGGAAGGCTTGTACCAGATCCTTACGACAACCGTAATGCCGAACATCAATAAGGTGATTACGGTGCTGACGCAGCTCTGGAAGAATGTCATTATTCCGCTGATCGATGTGCTGTGGAAGAATATGAAACCAGCATTTGATATCGTGTTTGACGGAATTGGAACTGTCATTGAAGGACTAAAGAAAACGCTGACGGGTTTGATTAAATTTATTGTTGGAGGCTTTACTGGGGATTGGCGCAAAGCTTGGACCGGAGTTAAAGATATTTTCGGTGGAGTGTTCGAATCTCTGTACGGTTTGGTTAAGATCCCGCTCAATCTGATCATCGATGCAATTAATAAAGTAATCGATGGGCTTAATAGTATCAGCGTCAGCATTCCAGAGGTTGAAATCTTTGGCCAGAAAGTCGGTGGCGGTAATATCGGCTTGCCGAAGATTCCGAAAATCCCACGCCTGGCAAAAGGAGGATTGGCTTTTGGTCCTACGATGGCCATGGTCGGAGATAACAAAGGCGCGAACATTGATCCCGAAGTTGTGGCGCCACTCTCCAAGCTGCAGGGGATCCTGGATAACAGCAGCAGCGCGGGTAACAGCGAAATGGTTGGATTGCTCGGCCAGATTCTTACGGCTCTTCGGAGTAGTAAAGGGGATCTGATCCTGCAGGTCAGCGGAACAGAAATCGGCCGCGTAGCAGCCAATGGTATAAATGATATTCAGCGTAGGACGGGTGTGAGCCCACTACGTACGTAAGGAGGGAGTAACTTGTATTTAAAAATTAATGGTGCTGACATTGCGGCCATGCCGTCCACGATCCAAGTTACCGTTCTGGATCTGGACGACGCGGAGAGTACAACCCGGACCGCCGATGGAACATTGCATAGGGACCGAGTAGCTGTTAAGCGTCAGATTGAGCTAACGTTTAATGCACTTCGAATGGATGAGATATCGCCACTGCTAAAGCAAATGAGTGATATCTTTTTTGATTTCACATATCCGGATCCGATGGTGGGCGCCTACATCACCAAGAAGGTATATGTGGGGGATCGACCCGCTAACATTCCTTTTGAGAAGGATGGCGTACTTTATTGGAGCGGATTTAAAATGACGCTGACAGAGAGGTGATCTAAGTGTTTCCAATATCACCGATCTATGCGGACTACCTGAAGCGGCCTGATCGAGAATTTATTGTGAAGGCCACCGTGGGGTCTGAAGAATACGACGATACCAAGATTGTAGATTTCTCCATAGAAAACAGTCTGAGTTTGACGGATGGTTTTGCGCTCGGAACGGCCATCCCTTCCAAACTGACCATCAAGCTCCGGACGAATGAAGTAATCCCAGCGAATGCCCGGATCATGCCTTACTTGTCCTTGTCAATGCGGGGCATGACCTGGCTGCAAGCACAGTATCCCTGGGAAGATATGAAGATCTCATGGACGGGTACCGGGACAGACTGGCTGCCTTTGGGTGAGTTTTTTGTCGATGATCGTGAGAAGGTCAATGACGTATGGACATTCACCTGCTATGACAAGCTGGTCTTTGCCGATGCGGCTTACGTTTCCTCATTGACGTATCCGACCACGCAACGTGCCGTGTTCAACGAGATTTGCAACCGGCTTGGATGGACGTATGACAGTAGTGTGGTGATCAATGCTAATTATCGCATTCAGGCAGGACCAGCTGGCTAAACGATGCGCCAGGTGCTGCAATACATTGCGGCAGCCAACAGCGCCAGCCTGTATATCGATAAAGCCGGTACCGTGAAATTCAAGCGGTTTACCGCTTCAGATGAACCGGTCTTTGAGATGACCACTTTTGATTACTCTTCTGTGAGACAAACGAACCCGGTCAAGACGTACACACGGGTAGTTGTCACCTACAACACGGAGGATGAGCTGCAGTATGAAGCAGGAACCGGAGATGACAACCATACCCTATACCTGGAGAATCCGTTCATGACTCAGGCCATGGTCAATGATCTGAGGGCCACGCTGAACGGATTCTCTTATCTTCCACTCACCATGAGGGCGCAGGGGTATCCCCAGCTGGAACAGGGTGATGTAATCGCGTTTGAGCAGCAAGAAGGGACGTCCTGGGACGAGACCGTATCAACCTGGGAGGATACGCATATTCCGTGGGATGGCATCGTCAGATATAAATCGCTGATCCTGCACCAGGTGTTCCGGTTTGCCGGCGGACTTAGCATGACACTGGAAGCACCGTCAGTATCCGAGCAGCAGAGCGAATTCAAAGTGGACGGTACGTTGACCACTGCAGTCAATAAGTTGAACAAGGAAGCTGTGAAGGAAGGTAAGTCTTATTACGGGGCAACGCTCACCCGTACAGAGGGGCTGACCATTGAACGCGAGGATCATCTGAGCAAGGTGATTCTAAACAGTGATAAGATGTCGTTCCAAGCGAATGGCCAAGATGCAATCTATTTCGATATCCCAAGCAGACGTTACAAGTTTAACGGTACGCTGGAAGCGACAGACGGTGTATTCAGTGGGAATCTGCAGGCAGCCGGAGGTACATTCTCCGGTAACCTAAGTGCTGCAGGCGGGACATTTCGGGGTACGCTACAAGGTGTTGACGGAACGTTTAGCGGCGCACTTCAAGCAGCCAGCGGAACATTCCGAGGTACATTAGTAGCTGGTCGGGTTGAGGGTGGCGAGATCATTGGTTCATACATCCAAGGTGCTGACATCCTGGGTAGTAAAATTAGGACAGCAGCTAGTGGTGACCGGATCGAGCTTGACCCCAATGGATTTACATTTTACGACTATAACAATGCTCGTCGGGTCACCTTGGGTACAAACCAAGTAGCCGGGATCTCCGGACACACGTATTACAATTCCAGCGGTCAGTCTCAAGGACTTATCTATGCCAATTCAAGCGAGTTGGCGGTCATAGGTAATAACGGGTTGCTAGTGGGTGCCACATCGGGTACAACGACTTTGCAAGGGAATGTAAGATTTACAGGCGGTAGCGTGAGTGGCCTGTCATTGAGTACAGATCAGGTGGTCGGGCTTCAATCTCAACTGCAATCCCTACAAAATCAAATAAACTCGTTAAACTACGCGCTTAACAACCATAAGCATCCATTCACATTGCCAACGCACAATCACGGTATTGCAGGGGCAGCTAATTGGGGTGGAACCTTTACGACATCAACTCCGTAATGTATCATAATAGGTAAATTGCACCATTACGGAGGTCGAAGAATGAAGAAAATTGCATATATAGCAGGGGGTATCCTGATTGGAGTCGTTGTTTCGACAGCAGGCGGGGCGTTTGCTGATCAAGTCAAATCCTTGGTGGGCAAGAAGGTAACAGGTGAGTACACGGTCATTGTAGACGGAAAAAAACTTTCGGACAAGGGAGCGGTTATTGATTCGAGGGCAAACGTTCCAGCTCGAGCACTGTCCGAGGCGTTAGGAGCTGATGTTCAAGTGTCAGGTAAAACAATAACCATTACATCGGAAGGTGAAGGGACGAGCACACTTATCACGGACTCTTCATCAACTACACCTACCTCTTCAACCAATAAATATATTGGCGGGTCTAAATCTAGCCTTACAACGCTAAAAGATAGCATCGTAAACAATACAATTAAGCCCACTGAAGAAGGTAGACAGCGTATTCTTAAACAAATAGCTGATCTTAAAGAAGCAGAAGCTAGCGGCATTCCAGTATCCAATATCGGAATTTTTGAAAATGAGTTAGCTTCTTATGACAAAATCCTGGCCGATGCAGAAGCTGACCTAAAGCTGATCGATGAAGCCTTGACTACAGCGAAATAAATTCATGAGCCAAATGAGAGTCCATATGCGTGGGCTCTTTTTTGTTGCCTAAAAAGGAGTGAACAGCATGGATGAACAGCGATTACGTGAGATTATCCGCGAAGAGTTGAGGGCACACGATGATCAGAGAAAAGCTGAGGTTATCACGATTCGGGTCAATGATCAGATGAAGACCACCATGCTTGAGGTCCTGAAGGACCTTAATAAGAACACGGCTAAATCACCTTTAAAACTTTAATCCAAAATAAACGAAATGAGGGATTTGCATGAGATCAACAGAAGGATCAAAGGAACTTGCAGGAGAGGTTATCGTTCCTCTCAAGATTGAGTTTGTGGAGGGATCAGAGTTACCGTTGGAGGAATTGATCAGGAAGGTTGTTCGTGAGGAATTAGCCGCTCACGGGGAACGGCTAACAGGTGAACCAGAAGTGATAGCAATAAGCGATGAAAACAAAAAAGCACTTGCAGATTACTTGAAGCTTAATCCAACAATTTGATCTGCAAACAAAAGCATATGAGTTATAACGTGCTGCGGCTCTTTAAAGCCGAACGGGGTTATTTTCGCATCGTGAACAAGGAGCAATGATTCCTTGTCAGATTCAGCACCTTTTACTGCAGCAGCTTGTAAGTACGTGTCTACAGGATCTAAATCTGCAAAGTTTGATTCTTTAATGAATTCAATGCTTTTTGCTTGTATGTGACCGAAGTTTGTAAAAATAAGAACTTGAAGTTCATTATCTGCAGACTTCATACCTGAGTTAGTTACCTGCAATATCTCATTTAATTTGACTGTAGTTAATGACTTTATATTAGTTTGGGTCATCATTTTGAACCTCCTTTCTCAAATAATAGGTCTAGCATCCTATACATTCGACAAAAAGGGAGGTTTTTCCTTTGGAGGTGCAAAATTTGAAAATTAAGAAAGTGCTTGAGCTGTCCATCGATGTAGATGACATGTTTAATGAATTGCCACATATTCTGCGTGCATTGCTTGATACGATGCCCAACAGCGAATCGAAGCTTGCCTTACTCAAAACAATCAAGATGGACGTGGATAATCTTTTGGAAGGAGCTGAGTCAGATGGCCAACCGTTACGGGAACCTGGTCGGAAGTAAGAAGATCAGTGAGGACTTTCAAACGATAAATGTCGGCTTTGATCGTGTTCAGGCTGAAATGGATACCAAGGGTACGCCAGCAGACGCCCAGGCCAAAGCCGATGCAGCCAAGGCCGCTGCTATTGCTGCGGCTGCTGCTGATCTGGCAGCCCACAAGGCACGCGGAGCTGATGAGCATCCCACGGCAAAAGGCAACGCCGCAGGGTTTATGTCTGCTGCTGACAAGCTCTTAGTGGATGCCCGCACCAGCGCCGCAACACCTGACACGCTCATGCAGCGTGACGCCGCAGGCCGCGCCAAGGTAGCCGCTCCAGCCGCAGCAGATGACATTGCCCGTAAAGCTGAAACGGATGCGGTACAGACCAAACTGGACAGCCATGCAGCCGATACGGTTAAGCATGTGACCCAGGCTGAGCATGACAAACTGACTGGCATTGCTGCAGGAGCTGAGGTGAACCAAAACGCATTCAGCAAGATTAATGATGTCTCTGCCGGTTCCAAAACGGACACGGTTACTTTAGTCGGGGGAACAGGGGTTGTGATTACGACCGATCCAGCTAATAAGCGAATATCCTTTACCGTCACCGGAGAATCTACGCCAGGTGCCCATGCATTATCCCATCTTCCTGGAGGTACGGACGTCATTCCTGATGCAGAGACAGGCGGCGTATCTGGACTCATGAGCGGAACTGATGCACAGTATCTCAGAGCAGGAGTGCCAGAACGCTTTGACGAAATTGAGGAATATGTGGCTGATCAGATTGCAGCTATCCCACCTGTCAATGACGCTACGCTTACAGACAAGGGTATCGTCCAACTGTCTAAGTTAACAACTGGCGATAGGGATACCATAGCAGCTACGGAGTCCGCTGTAGGTGCGGTTCAAGGGCAAGTTGGTACTCTGGCAAATCTACAGACCACAGAAAAGGGCAACCTGGTTGGAGCAGTCAACGAGGTTTTTACACATGTCGGTGACGGGAAAAATCTCATTAAATCCGCCGTCATCGTCAAAGGGGGAACGGTAGCAGGGACTTCCCCACACTCTTTTGCAGAACTTGCGGATGGGATCGGGACGATCGAGACAGCCACGGTAATTAATGGTCAGATAAAGCGGAAAGTTGTTTACGCAGAAAATATCAACGGTAATGACCCTATCTATGCAGTTCCTCAAATCGGTGACATCGTTGAAATATCAGACAAACCGTCAGGTTCTTATAGCAGAGGTGTGGCGTATAGTCGAGATGGAAGGTATATGGCTAATGTTTTAGGTGTATCGCCTTTTGTTGTCATATACAAAATAACAGACGGTGTGTACACAAGACTTCCTGACCCTGCCATATTACCAACAGGAGATGCGTATTCGGTAGATTTCAGTCCAGAGGGAGACTTAGTTGTAGCGCATGCAAATGCACCGTATATCACGATTTACAAACGTAGCAGTGACACATTTACGAAGCTGCCCAATCCCTCCGTTTTGCCGGCAGGAGCGGGTAACGTAGTTGCCTTTAGCCCAAATGGCGTTTATATGGTTGTGGGGCACCAAGGACTCCCTCTTCTCACTGCTTACAAACGTTCAGGTGATACTTTTAAGTCGATAACACTAACAGGACATCCGAGTTCAGTGCTCGGTATATCTTTTAGTCCAGATGGATTCTATTTGGCATTAGCGCATACAACAACTCCATTTGTTACTATCTTTAAGCGTAATGATGACACATTCACAAAGTTACCCAACCCAGCAGCATTGCCAACAGGAAACGGGAAATCTGTTAGTTTCAGTCCAGATGGAGGCATATTGGCAGTCGCCTTTGAATCATCTCCGTTTATAGCGCTGTACTCCCGATCTGGAGACGTATTTACTAAAATGGTTAACCCTGATGCATTACCATATGGTTATTCTACCAAAGTGGTATTTAATACCGAGGGAGATATGTTGGCTGTATCTCACTACGGAACACCTTTTATAGCAGTTTATAGACGTGAAGGCATTTCCTTTATCAAAATGAATAACCCAACCACTTTACCGGGAGGGGCTGGCTTGGGTATTGCTTTTAGTCCTGATGGAATAAATTTATCTGTAGTAGGTTCAGGCACTCCGAATCACACAATGTACGAAATGTCATTACAAGCGTTTATGAGCAACAACTCATTGAGTAATGTAAAAGCGGGTCAAAGTTTAGGATACGCTTTGGAAACTGGAAATACAGGAGACAAAAAAGATGCAATCTTAATATGGAGGTAGATTAGTATGACATTTTATGTACAATTAGACGGCGATATTATACGAGACATCATCGAATACCCACATGAGGGTTACCAAGAGGCTGAGATCCAAACGCCACTACCTATTGGAATTAACGCAGGCTATTATCGTTGGCAGGATGGACAGGCGGTGCTGGATCAAGCGCTCAAGGATGAGGTGGACAAGGCAAGTCGCCCAGCAGATTATGTAGAGCTGGAACAAAGGCTTGCTGCTGCGGAAGTCGAGAATAAAAAGTTGGCCGAAGAGAGCAACGCCAATCAGCTAGCCTTGATGGAGCTGCATATGCTTGTACTGAGTGTGTTGCCTGATGAGGGTTAAGCTTGCTAGGCTGCTGATCAGTTGGGCCGTAGAACTCGTGAGAGGAGGTGAGACGATGTTAGTTGTATACGTAATGATGATTCATAAAGGGTTGATCAAACTGGAGCAAGTACCGCCAGGTAGCCGTGATCAAGTGGCCGCAGCATTGCAGGCTGGAGACATGGACCAAAACGGAAATATCGTGTAACAGGCGTTCCGAAATCGGAGCGCTATTTTTGTGCCCTCTGGAGTGGTCAGGGGGCTTTTTATATTAAATAGATGGGGGATAGGAAGTTGGAGAACGTGGGGAAATGGGCTTTGGCCGTGGGTAGTTGGTCGGTGTCTTATTTATTTGGGGGTTGGTCTGCTGTGCTTGGAGTGTTATTGGTGTTTGTGATTTTTGATTATTTAACTGGGGTTGCTGCAGGTTGGATGTCGGGGGAGCTTAGAAGCAAAATCGGGATGTTCGGCATCGCTCGTAAGGTATTTATTTTTGCCATGGTCGCGGTTGGTCACTTGGTGGATGGAATCCTTGGCGATGGCCACTTATTCAGGGATACGGTGGCGTTTTTCTATATTGCCAATGAACTGTTATCGATCACTGAAAATGGCGGGAAAATGGGTGCGCCTATCCCAGCCGTAATTAAACAAGCAATTGAAGTATTGAAAGGCAAAGGCGGCAACGACAACGATAAAGGAGCTGGTACAGATGCAAGCGCGTAAACAGGGGAATGCTCAGGGGATTGACGTATCCCATCACAACGGAAATATCGACTTTAGAAAGGTGGCTGCTGACGGGATTTCGTTCGTGTTTATCAAGGCCACACAGGGCAAGTCCTTCCGGTCAACCAAGTTTCTGCAGTTTGTCCGAGATGCAAAGGCGGCTGGCCTACTGATCGGTGCATACCACTACGTGGATGACTCTGCTGGCAGCGTGGACGCAGCGAAAGCGGAAGCTCAGAATTTTTATAAAGCTATCCAGGATGCTGGCGGCATTGGGGTATTTGATCTGCCGCCTGTGATGGACTATGAATCAAATAAAAGCGGTTATAGCAAAGCAACGATTACAGCCGTAGCTAAGACGTTCTTGGAAGAGGTTCATAGGCTTACAGGGGTTAAACCGCTGGTCTATACATACCCAGCGTTCATTGGCAATTTTACGGGCTTGTCCTCATATCCGCTCTGGATTGCGCGATACAGCACACAGACGCCTGCTGATGCTTCCGGTTGGACACGTTGGGATTTTTGGCAATATTCAGACGGATCAGCAGGGGCTTATCTGCCACGGGGAAACCGAAAGGTGGACGGGATCAGCGGTGCGGTGGACCTGAATGAGTTTGACGGCACGGTTGCAGAGATGAAAGCCAAATACAGCAAAACGGTGAAGGAGGACAAGCCAGTGACACAGGAGAGAGACATTAACGTGCCAAGCAAGTGGGCAGAGGCAGCATGGGCTGAGGTTACAGCCAATGGATATTTTGACGGGACACGTCCGGGGGCGCAGATCACACGGGAAGAAATGGCGATTGTGGTTAGCAGGATATTGAAGCATATTGAACAAAAAGGATAATTGTGGTAGAGTTATAACGAATCCGAAAGAATCGGTACAAAAGGCACTGTCAGCATAAAGTTGATAGTGCCTTTTTTCGTATATTTTGTAATATATGTGTAATAAGTAATGGTTTCATGGTACAATATCCCTAATATACTATAGATAATTGAGGTAATTGAATGCGGAGAAAATCTAATATAATTGAAGTATATTGTGATGAAAGTCGACCAGAGCTATTATCAAATAATTTAAATAGAAATCAAGATAGATACATGGTAATAGGAAGCATATGGATTCCAGGAACTATAAGAGTTGATCTGAAAAATAAAATAAAGGAATTACAAAATAAGCACCAAGTTTACGGAGAGATTAAATGGAACAATGTTAGTCCATCTAAAATTGAATTTTATCAAGAGTTAATTAGATTATTTTTCGATACGGAGCAACTTAGATTTAGGTGTATTGTTGTTGATTCTCATGCCGTTGATTTAAAGAGATACCATGATTCTGATTCAGAATTGGGGTTCTATAAATTTTATTACCAAATGCTTACTCATTGGATAAATGAACATAAATACTTTTGGATTTATGTCGACTATAAAAAAAATAAGGTGCCTGATCGTATCAAAACACTCCAAAATGTTCTCTGGAACTCCTCGCGCAAAGGGACTGTTGAAATAGTTCAAGCTATCAATTCTAAGCAATCTTTAATGATTCAATTAGCAGATGTCCTCATAGGGATTGTTGGTTATAAGTACAACTCCTACAAGACTAGTGAATCGAAACTCTCTCTTATAGATATTGTAGAAGAAGAGTACAATTATAAAATTCAAGGAACAAGCAGAGGAAGTAGCAAGTTTAATGTTTTCGAAATTCAATTGGGTCAAAATCTAGGGTGGCGCTGATGTATTCTGAATTGTTATCATATGAGGACATATCTGAATATGAAGGATTGTACTGTTCCCACTACTGTGAAAGAGAAATCAAAACTCATGATGGATTTACTGTGAAATTTAGAAAAGAAGATTTTGCTCATGCCTTTTATTCCAATGCTAGTAGAAGAGAAAGGGACAAAAGTATCTTTTCTTATAGTAGAGCTCATAGATTATTGTGGATTGAGAAAGTATTGAAAGATGAAAAGCTCGTAATGTATGCTGGATGGGATTCGAAACGAAAACGTTACGATCATTCAAGGAGAGTAACCCTAATAACTCAGGATGGTTATGTTGTTGTCCTTCGTTCAAATAAAAAAGGATTTGTTTTTGTTACTGCGTACTTAATAGATGAACCTGAGAATCAAAAAAGGATTGAAGAAAGCCCGATATGGAATAGGGAACATACATTCTCATAAAATGTTGACAATTTAGTTAAATGTGATATACTAAGTTTATCCTTTACTTAAAGTATAGGGACCTACAAAGGTTTCGGCTCGCTGAACCCATTAATCAGCGACCACTTAACTACAATTTATTGGCTTCTCAAGCTAAACTCATAAAAAAAAGATCTACACCTTTGTATTGGTGTAGATCTTTTTTTTATCTGCTCAATTTGTACAAGCAATACTGATTTAACGAAACACTCTCTGCTGCTGCACGTTCCACCAACTGCCGATGTAGGCTCTTCGGAACACGCAGATTAAACTTCCCGCTGTACTCATCCTCACCAACTGGCTCAGGGATGACATCGCCATACTCCAGCTTCACTTCCAAGTATCCCTCCATGGCTTCCCGAACACTCTCGTATGCTTCAGCAAAGGTATCACCGTTGCTCTGGCACCCATCTAATTCCGCAACAGTTGCGAAGAAATAATCACCGCTCTCGTCTTTAACGGGTCTGATTTGTATCGTATACGGGAGGGCCATGTAGTACGCTAAATCCTTCTTTTGGCTATGATTTGCCATTAATAATCGGCTAGGATATGATGAGAATTAAGGAAAGGGGAGGTGCTACTCCCCGATCCGGTCCAGTACGTCTTTGACGTATACCGCCTTTAGTGGTTGTTCCTTTTTGATGGTTATCAAGTCTCCTGCTTGGTTTCGGAAATGGAAGTGCGAGCCGTTGCTTCTCACTAACTCATATCCGTGATGCCGGAGTACCTTGGCAACTTCATCATATTGGATTCCACTGGGGCGGTCTTTCATTTTTTGGACCAATTTTTCTATCCTAGCCATGTCTCACCTCCTACATATATAGTACCATATATAGTACTAATGAGCAAGGTGCTTATTTGTCCGAGTTAATATAGCTTTAAATCGGTACTTGCTTTACCCGATCTAGTCGTATTAAAATAATTTGGTAGGTTCCCGAGGAGCTACCCAAGAAGGGTTAACTTAATGAAGCAACATCATTCAAAGAGAAGTTTTATGGAGTGGGCTTGGATAAAATTGGTTACTGTGCTATCGTTTAAAGTGATTTTGGAGGTTTTAGAGTTATTTAATTAAGCCAACAATTAACCAAAGCTACCTACAAATAACTATGGGATTTTATTTGGGACACTGATTTTTATAATCAGTGTCCACAGGTGCAATATAAAATAAATTTGAGTTTTGATTTATGTAGCTTTTGTCTCAAAGAGCATGATCTTAGAAGAACCGAAAAGAGCAGGGAGGTCTAAAAATTCCTCACTGCTCTTTTTATGTTTAACCTACTTCATTAATTAAACCCTCATTGTTATTCCGCACATTGCCGACTTCCTTCGGTACCTCGTATGCTCTCATTTCAGAAGCTTGATATGGCTTGAGCAAGCCGAGCAACGATTGAACATCATCATTATCTCTCCCAAGCCATTTACCCTCATCCTCGGGGCGTAGAATAACCGGCATGCGGTTGTGGATGTCTTCCATAAGACTATTTGGTTCAGTGGTGATAATTGTGCATGTGCTAAGCTTATTCCCATCTGGATCTGTCCAGGTGTCGTACAGGCCAGCCAATGAAAAGATGCTGTCGTCCTTCATCAGAATACGCATAGGCTGTTTGTTCGATCCATCTTTACGCCATTCATAAAATCCATTCGTCGGTATAATACAGCGCTTGGAACTAATCAGACGTTTAAAGGCTGGCTTTTCCGCAATCGTTTCTGCGCGAGCATTAATCATCTTATTACCAATCTTTTCGTCCTTGGCCCAAGTAGGGACCAGACCCCATCGGAGCGAACCCAATCTATTTCCGTCTTTGCTCCCTATAATGGTGGGAATGTATTGCATAGGTGCAGCGTTATAGTTGGGGCGATATTCGAGTCCATCAGCAATGGAAGCATAGTAGCGATCCAAGATAGCGTCTATGGGGTCAGTGATTGTAAATCTTCCGCACATAAAAAGCACCTCCTGGTTGTTCTTAATATATAATCACACGATAAATTGATCAAACACGGGTATACGTAGCAAACCAGATTTGGTCCAGTTGCGCATTTTTACTCTGGCCTGAATTCGGGGCTCAAGGTAAACATTGTTTTTGTCCTCACCAGTCACGATCTGCTGGCACACTCCACGAAACGCCTGCTTATGTTTTGGACTCGGGCCGTGTTCGATGATCCCTGCCAGGCGCAGCTTGCCAAATGTATCCGGGACAGCAACCAGCCATCCGAATTCAGCTTTTCGGTACCCAGTGATATAAACATCGGCGTATGACCAGTTGATTACCTTCTGCCAGTCTTTGGAACGCCTGCTGACGTAATGACTATCCTTACGCTTGCCGACTACACCTTCCATACCCATGGCTTCAATCTGAGCGAATAGATCCTCTCCAGCGCCTTCTATATGGGGCACAACTCCAAAGTTAGAGGAAGGAAGAGATAGACTGTGTAGGATCTTCTTGCGTTCCATAAGAGGTAGCATACGTAGATCCCGTCCTTGGTAGAAAAGAATATCAAATATAGCGAATGTGGCAGGCAGTTTATGAGTGAACTGCGTTATCTTGCTGGCCTGCTTGGTGCTAAATCTACTCATGACGGCTTCGAAGTCGTTAAGCCCTGTCTCTGGATCGGTGCAAGCAACCTCGCCGTCCAGGATAATATCAGAGTCAAACGGCAGAAGTAATTCAGGGTACTGACGAGTACAATCGTTATTGTGACGTGTGTATAACCGGACATTGCCGGACTGTTGCGAATATATCAACCGGTGACCGTCAACTTTAGGTTCATATATAAAATTCGAGTGACTAAATGGACCCGGTGCTGTTGCAAGTAACATTGGGCTTATAAACATAAAAACACCTCAACCCAATTATAGCGCTTTGCTACAAAGGATTGAGGCGGTAAGTTCTGGTTTTATTTTTAACATTACAATATACGTATTGAATCCTAATTATGTAACAATTGTTACACATATACATGTAAACATATGGTATTATTGTTTGTGTAATACATAAAAATTTTGGGAGATGATTCTATGAATCTGAAGAAAATTTTAACTGCTACTTGTGTATCTCTATCGATCCTAGCTATTTCTGTACCGGTTATGGCAAAGCCAGATACTGATGTGACGATTATGAACAAGCAAAAACCAGTCACTGTTACTAGGGATTATCCTTCAAACGCACAGATTCCAGCAACGATTTTTTATACTGATGACGAAAATTACTATGGAACCCTCACAAGAACAAGTGTAGTGCAAGTTTCTCCATCTCATGTAAGAGCATACTTCTCAGGAATCGTTACTCAAGATTCAGGAATATAAAATTAATACCCCACTGGCTTGAATTAGTCAGCGGGGTATTTACTATGAAACGGTATTTGCGTGACATCATAAACAAGCTATGCAAGTGCTTGGGAGTAACACTAGGGGAACTAAACATCTATGAAAGAAGAATAAAATTACATAAAATGGTGTAAGCTATTATTACTCTCTCCCATGAGTGCTACCATAAATGTACCTGGTCCAGGCGACTGGGTATTTTTGTTGTTGATAAAAGAACGTATGTTCGCATATAATATTGATGAGGTGATTTACATGTTAACGGATTATCAAAGGAAGATCCTTCGGATCTTATATAACTACAAAGGTGGGCGGCGTAGGTTTCCCACAATTCACGAGCTTACAGTCAAAACGGGTAAGCATAAGCCAGACATCATGGCTGCTCTGAACGCTCTTGTGGCTGCTGAATACATACATTGGGAAGATAAATCGGATACGGCTAACATAGTGATCCTGGAGGGTTGGGAGCGGGATTCTGAGAAGCCGGAGCTTCCCAAGACAGTCTCAGCTACTAACCCCAACAATACGGATTATTGGACCCAATATTAAGGAGGAGTTTATTATGGCTAGCAAATTGATGGCTAATGGCATATACGAAGGATCGCGTATAATTCTTCCTGAACATCGAGAAGCATTTTTAAGGGATCAGAAGGAACAAGAGAGGAAGGGGAAGCCTGTCTTAGATGAACAGGAAATGCAGCTCATTGAAGAAGCGATCATGGAATCTTACCAAGAATGCTGGTCTGTTACGTTGACGGTATTTAACCCATTTGATGACGAGGTTCTGCACGGTGTTGTCACAGCTATTGATAAGCCGAACAGGAGAATCAAACTTGTACGAGGCGATGAGGATTACAGCTGGATCAGGATTGAGGAGATCATCAGCGCAAGCCTATAAAAGACTAAAGCCCCAGGGTTATCCCAGGGGCTCATTTTTTTTCTTCTATTATATAGGAATACTTTCGGATCATCTGAATGATGATACCAGCTGTGATACCGAAACATTGAATGGATACAAAGTGATCCACTCAAAATGTGTTGCGTAACCTGCATTTTATGCGCTGAATAGGAATGCTTGTTCTCATTTTCGTGCTATTAATGTCGAAATGGAAGGCAGCATCGGTTAATACCGCTGCCATAGCCTGGTTCGAAAACGTCGATTCTGATTTTGGCGAAGCCTTGCTGAATCATTTTCACGTGATTATATACAGCATCAAGAAAGATCGAG